AAACGCCCCGACCTCCGCAGTCAGTGACTGCAAGGACGAACGCACATCTCCGCGCCGTGACTCCAGCCCGGCGATGAAACCGTCCATGATCAACTGACCGGAACGAGTCAACAGCTTACGGTCCACCGACTCGGGGCCCTTCCAGCTCGTCAACGAACTGGTCAGGTTAGTGAACCAGTCACGAACAGAGCCAAACATTGACTGCAAGCCGTTGATCAACCCTTGAATAATGCTGCGTCCCGCGTTGTACAGCAAACTGCCAAGGCTGCCCAGCGCCGACAAGATCCTGCCAGGGATGCCGCTCACGGTAGTGATAGCGGTACTGATATGTGTAGTAACACCGGTAACAAGGTTGGCGAAGAAGCCAACAACGGTGGAGATGACACCGCCGATAGTTCCTAGAACGGACGCCACTGTAGACACGGCACTAGAGACTGCCCCAGTGATGGCGCTAAACGCTGCCTGAATCCCGCCCCACAACGCCTGCACAGCACCAACAACAAGCTGGAATGCAGTCTGCATTGCAGGCCACATAGTGTTGGAGAACCAATCTACAGCGGCACCAACAACAGTGATGATGGCCTGCCAGTAGAAAACAGTGAAGTCAACAAGCATCCCGAGCACGGTCCAGATGCCACGGAACACTGCCATGATGACGGGGCCTACGTTGTCAACAAACCATCCAATCACCGGACCCACAACCGACATGATGAAACTAAAAGCGGTTGCCCAAGCATTAGCCATAAACCTCACATACGCGCCTATAGCAGTAAACACCGCGCTGAGTATGGGCATGACGTTGCTCTGCATCCACGACACAACGGGACCAACAACAGTCATAATCTTTTCCCAGTTGGGGCGGATGAAGTCTTCCACAAGAGCAGTCGCAGCATCACCAATAAACCCAAACACCTTTTGGATGTTGGGCCACATGTGCTCCATAAACGCACCAACGACCATATCTACGGCAGCTTGAATGCCCTCAAACGCTGGACGTATCCCGTTCTGCCACAACGCCTTAGCAGCAGTCGCAATGTTAGAAAACACCTGCTGCAACAGGGGCCACACTGTGCCTACAAAGAACTGAACTGTCGCCTGAGCAGACTGCTGAATGCCCTCCCACACAGCATTGACTACATTACGGAAACCCTCAAAGTTGTCATATGCGTACTTCAAGCCAGCAGCCAAAGCCGCAATAGCAGCAATTACTCCTACCACAATCGCAATCACCGCGCCGACCGGAGACGCCAAAGCTGCAATAGCAGTGGCTAGCATTCCAGCAACAATCAACAACGGGCCGATCGCAGCGGCAAGCCCGGCAAAAATCACAATTCCCTGCTGTATCTGTGGAGACAACGCCTGAAAACGGTCAGCAATTTCCTTGATAAATCCGGCAACAGTTTTTACCACAGGAGCAAGTGCTTCACCGATAGCGAGAACGGCGGTCTCAATGGAACCGCTCAACTCTTCCAACGCACCAGCGGTGCCCGACATACGAGCATCCGCTAGCTCTTGCGCCACGCCCTGCTGCCCAACAGCAGCCCCCAATTTATTGAAACCGTCTACACCCTCAGCGATAAGCAGATTAGCGGCGCGCATACCCTCGACACCAAACAGGTCCTTCAACGCGGTTGTCCGCTGCTTATCTGTCAGGTTGCCAAACGCATCCTCCAACTGACCAACAATCTCCACCATCGGACGAATCTGTCCATTTGCGTCATAAAACTCTAGGCCATAATCCTTGATTACGTTTTTGGCTTTAGTAGTTGTACCCGCAAGACCAAGCAACATCCGGTTGAGTGACGTACCAGCAGTCGTTCCATCTACACCGGCATTAGACAGAGCCGACAAGGCACTCACAACTTCCCCAAGGGGAATCTTCATTGTTCCCGCAGTCGAACCAACATACTTCAAGCCACCCGACAACTCCTCCACCGACGCCGTGGAAGCAACGGCACCAGCAGCCAAAATGTCTACTGCAGACATAGCATCCTCAGCAGACAACCCAAACGCATTCATTGTCTGCGTAACAATCGTTGCAGCAGTAGCCAGTTCGATACCTTCGGTAGCAGCTAACGCCATCGTCGCCTGCAGGCCACCAGCAGAAATCTCAGCAGCCGTGAAACCCGCTTTCGCGAGCTCCACCATCGCAGTCGCAGACTCACCAGCACTGAACACCGTGTCCGCACCCATTTGCTTAGCAAGGTCCGACAACTTTTCCATGCCAGCAGCAGGCTCACCGGTCATCACGGCAAGGGTGTTCATAGAAGTCTCAAAGTCTTTTTGGATGGCGATAGCAGCCACTCCGATACCGACAATAGGTAACGTGACACCGGCAGTCATGCGCTTACCCACGTTAGTCATGGAAGCGCCAATGGACTTCATTTTTCCGCTAGCAGAGTCCATCGCACTATTGAACTGCGACGTGTCAGCCCGGAGCCTGGCGAGGACTTCAACAACAGTAGCCACTAGAGTCCTACCTCCTCGCCTTAGACTTACGCATTTCCTGCTCGTGTTCCCACGCGCGAAGCTTCCACAACGCAAACCATTCCGTCATCTCATACGACGACAACGGGCGGTGGGCCGGACTGCCGTACAACAACTCACCGACAGTCCGACCCAACTTCTCCGCTAACTCAAAAACGGCTCGTCGGTGTCCGTCTGCGAGGAGTCTTTTCCCGCTGCATCCGCTGCTTCTTCAGTCATGCCAGACAAGCGCATTCCAGCTTTAGCAAGACGATCCAACGCGGCAGCATTCTTAGCCATCAACGCTACGCGGTGATCCGACGTAAACACTTTGTCCCCTGTATCCGGGTTGTACGTGGTAGCAATCACTACCTCCGGATACACCAGAGACAAATCAACCTCACCGGCCTTCTGCGCCAAGTCCATGATGTGCGTGCGCTCAGCCGCAGTCATGGACCGCACCTCAAACGTGAACCCCCACTCGGGAACATCCACAAGCTCGCGTGAAATATCTTCAACCGCAAGGACGTCATCCGCTGTGTACGACACTACACGTCTCCTTCATTCATTCGATTAGGTTAGGCAACGGCGCGGGTGATGGCACCCGTCACCTGAAACTCGGCTGAGAACGTCACTGCGTCACCGATGGAGCCCGACACCTCGTACGACGTGAGCCAGCACTCGCCGCGATACGCCGGGTTGCTAGAGCCGACAGTGCCGCCGCCAGGGATGTACTCAAACGACGACGTAGCTGAAGCTCCGAGGATGCCAGACAACACAGCGTCCACGGTGGATGCACCAGCAGCATCAAACTTTCCGGAAACGCTGACAGTGGCGTCAGACATACCAATCAGGTATTCCTTCGCAGAGTCGCCAAACGTTGACACCTCAGCGGTATCAAGGTTGCGCGAGAACGACACATCATCGCAGAACGCTGAAATGTCAATCAGCGAACCCGCAGCATTGTCGATAGAGAACTTGCTTGTCTTGCCATGAACGAACGCCATAGGTTCCTCCTACTTCCGGCCTAGCGTCATTGTGTATGTGATAGACCCGGAAGAACCTCCGGGGGCGTGCGATGCCCTGACGTATCGGGGCACTGATCCGGCAATAGCGACTCTCTGTGACGTAACGCTAGTGGCGGAAACTGAAGTGAACGTAGCCAAATCGGCCCACGTAGAATTATCGGCAGATCCCTGAACCTTGAAAGTAGTGGCACCGTCACGGGTATTAGCGGTCACATGCAAATACGCCGCTGCTCCATTAGACGACGCTGAACTATTGTCTACAGCGGTCCCGTTGCCCGACGCCGTTACTGCAGCATCACCATTGAGAACAACACTACGGTCAACACCACCGTCAGCCTGAACTTCTAGGGATACAGACACAACATCCCCAATGGGGGAAGACACCTCATACGAAGTCTGCCTCACAGCAGCCGAAAACACCGAGCTGCCAGTAGCGGTCCCCTCAGGAAGAATGCTCACCACATCCGACGCATCCGCACCAATAGTAGTTTTCAGGTGGTCGTCCACAGCATTCGCGTCACCATCAAACATGCCCGAAACGGACATAGTGCCGTCCTGCATACCGGTGACGTAGCTCTTCGCGCTAGTCCCAAACGCGGAAGTTTCCGCAGTGTCAAGGTTCCTAGACACCGAAACGTCATTGAAAAAGCTAGTCAGCTTACGTGCGCCGTACAGAACCTCAACACCCTTACCATGCACAAAACCCATTAGGAGCCCGCCTTCCGCGACGTTTTCTTAGCGGCTGCCTTCTTAGGTGCCTCCGGCTCAACAGGCTCCGGAGAAACGTCCCTAGACGGCTCAGCCACACCCTCAATGAAACCTGACGTCCGCAGCCAGCTCACGCTGCCCTCAGGAATATCGGAAACAATCTGACCGGCCTCAACACGCTTACCGGAATACTCCAGCCCAACAACGGTCCGAAACTTCGACACCAGCACCTCCGGGTATGCAGTCGCCCAGAGGCACGAGGTCACAAGGACACGAACGAACCGCTGGGCCACTAGGGCACGCTACAAGCAGTGTACCCACAACCGACACTCAACATCAGCCCAGACATGGCTGTGGCCCCGACGCCGGTGGGGGAGCCGCGCCGGGGCCACACCGCCAGACCACCCGCGAACGGATGCGGCTCACTGTAAGCGCCTGAGGGGTTAGGCCCAAACAGCGGATAGTGGGAGGGGAAGCCCCCTCAATCGGTAATGCTACTAGCCAACGTCAGTGTACGGCAAGATCGGTCCAGCTCCCGCCACCAACAAGCAACGACACAAGGCCGGGCGGAGAGTCCTGCCCTGTCTGATGCTTCCACCACTGACTACCACCATCAAGCGCAGGAATCTGACAAAAAGTTTTAGCGCCTGACTGCTCAATACGCAGGTGATGATTATGGGCACCAAACAACAGGGTCGCGTCACCAATCGGCTGCATCCCATGCGCCTGCCCCGCCCACCACTTCATCGGATCCCTCCGGAACTGATGACCATGAGCGAACCCACACACGGTGCCATTCACGTCCAACGTGATCGTCAACTCGTCCCGCCCAGGGAACACAAACGCTACATGCTCATATCCCCCTGCCAGCTCCAGCGCATCAGCTACAGCTACACCACCCTCAACAGCCCACGAGTCGTCATACCGCCTCACAGTCTTCCCCACACGCTCCGCCTCATCATGATTACCAGGCACAACTGGAACCACAATCCGATGAGCAAGACCGCTAAACAACTTGACCTGATGCAGCATCAAACGCCTATACACCCGCACCTGCTCAGTCAGGCTGAGATCCGTACGCCCAGCAGCAGCCAACGCCCCGCCCTGGGAAATGTTGCCTTCGATGCAATCACCCATCCACGCCAACGTAATCGTGTCCACGACACGACCGGCCTTACGCAATTCCTTCAGCCGCCGCACCGCCGCATCAGTCTTAGACAGGAAACGCTCCACTGTCCCCTCAGTGCCATCCCCGTCAATCTTTCCAATCTGCGTGTCACCAGTCAGGACCACAAACGACAACCCGCCACCGTCAGCCTCAGGGCGCGTAGGGCGATGACGCCCAATACAGTCCAACAGCTCCGTGACAGACAAGCCAGACAAACGCCTACGCCGAATAGTTGCCCGGTAGTAGTACATGCGCTGCACGTTGCCTTCACCGAGGTTTGCGTCCCACGCCCGATACTGCACAGGCTCAACGACCTCATACTCTTCAGGGTCCAGATCCCACACAGCCAGTAACTCGGCCCAGTCACTAGGCGCTGCATCTAACGGTTGCGTCGTCAACGTCCCCGCGTGACCGTCCCACGCCACACCAGGCTCCCAGCCCGCAGGATGCTTCACGGGCTGAGCCTGATACTGACCCTCCCCACCGGCAGCGGTCAGGGAGTCCAGATCGTCACCTAACGCCACGACGTTCAGCCATTGTCTCTCGCGCCTGCATACAGGTGAGGATCAGTGAGTCCCCAATCTGCCGCAACGCATCAGCGGTAGCCATAGCAGCAGAATACGCCACCACATTGTCCCCAACATGCTCAGAAGCCATCAGCTTTCCCCGCTCCTCAGCATTACGAAAGTAAGCAATCATGGACTCCGCCTCAATCCAGACAGCCCCGTCGCCCTGAACAATCAACGTCAACTCGGACATTTGCAGCCATTCCCCTGAGCTCTACGCCGATGCCGCGAGATAGACGTAGCAGCAACAGGCTCCCCATGCTGCTTCAACAACTGGGCAATCAGGGTGGCTGGGACCATATCCCCAGACGGAGAGGGCGTGTCTATGGCTGTAATAAGTTTTGCGGCTACGTCCGGATCAAGCCTCTCCAGCAAAACAGCAATACTGCACTGCGTAGCTGGCCTATAGTTTTCTGCCATAGCGGTGTCAAGCGCGTCACTAAGATTCACAACTCCCCCTTATTGACAGCCTTACAGGCTCGGCACCGGATGCGCCAAGGACGAGACACCATCTCTGCCAGTAACTTATCGCATCTCCAGCATCGCACGTTCTCTTCCGTAACACCCCCCCTGCCGTACGGGTCACTCATAACCCGACCCGCAATCAGGACACAACACTGCATCAGGATGCTCAAACGTCCCGATCTTTACGGCATTAGGGTGCAGGCACACACCCGCAACCCTGGCCTCCAACACCCGCCGCACCCCCACAAGAGCAACAATCGCGTCAGTGACCTCGGCGATCAGCTCCTCATCTGTCACGGCAACACCATCGCCTGAAAGTTGATAGACACAATCGGGCGATCCTTCTCGTCCGGACCAATAGGGTTCACGGATCCAGTCGGTTCAATCCGCATCACCTTGATCCCTGACAACGTTGTATTCATCACCCCCGCAAGCAACGTCCTAATGCTCTCAGCCTTATTGCGGGCAGTCGGATAGTCGTCACGTCCAGCTCTGCACAGGATCTGCACAATCGGCCTGTCAATAGCCACACCTACAGACCCAAACGTCATCTCCGGCAACGAGCCCGCAGCCTCATATACGCAAACACAGGAATCAGGAGTATCAGGCATACGCCCCAAAAAAATATTGGTGCCCAAGGTTCCCTGACCCTGAGCAACAAGGTAATCCCCCACGGCTTCCAGAATGCTCACGGCTTCAACAACCTTTCAATACGCTCCGCAAGACGCTTATCCATGTCTCCGGCAGCCTTCTCAACAGGATCAGACAGAAACTTAGCCTGCGCGTTGGCATTCTTAGCGCCAGCGTAGCTGTGATTCAGGTCCATCCGCTCATGCACATAGATTGCATACGGTGCAGCAGCACCCCCATAGCCAATAGTCACCTCAACACCACTCGCGTTCACAGACGGTGCCGTGACCCTGCCAGACCCCGCCAGCGCACCAGTCACCACAGGCACCAACCGCTGCGACTCATTGAAAATATTGTTGCCCTCTTCATACAACGCCCGAGCGAGAACCTGAGTCGCATTACCGGCCTTAGCCAAAACCGCACGCAACTGCCGGTCGTCAATAGTGATACGAGTAGCCACTGTCACTCCCCATACGTGATAACAGTATGGTGAACGCCGTCCTCATCACGCGCCCGATACGCCGAAATAATAATGGGAGACGAGTTATCCGACAACGTGAGCTGCCACTCCGGAGTCACATCAGGAGAGCCATACACGTACACCTTGCCCTTCCCCATAACCTCACGCCCACCAGAGTCCCGCGTCATAGCAATCTTCGGCTCCACACGCGCAGTGAACGACTGAGCTGTGCCCCACGTGCGCTTGCCATACTTATCTACGGTAGACGGGGGCCGCAACGTGACAGCCTCTTTCATCAGCGCAGCAAACTCTGTCTCCAGGCTCACCCGTCGCTCACCGCCCTACGGTTGTCAAACATTCCCGTGTAGAATTCGGTAGACGGAACCCGCGCCTCTTTCTGGGCAGCGGTCTGCAAGCTCGCAGGATCAACCCAGGGCAACGGCGGATCGTTACGTCCACCCTGCTCATGCAGACGCTCAGCCATATCAAGCAGGCCCTTAGCAGACTTGTCATAGTCGATGGCGAGGCTCAGGTCCCCAACCTTCTTCGACCCGGAGGCACGATTAGCGTAACGAGCTGCCCTGCTCTCACAAGACGCAGCAGCCGCATCGTAAACATTCTCCCACTCCGTGAGCAGGTAGTCGATCTCCTCATCCTGCAACGTCACATCAGCAGTCTGCACAGTGTCCCCAGACAGGAACCGCACCGCATTACGATTACTGGTAGCGGGGTTACCGCTGTACGTCCACGCCATCACGCCTCCTCAGATACCAGTCAAGGTTATCGCGAAGGCGCTGATCGTCGGGCGCTCTATCTAACGCCTCACGACCAAAACCCACAGCATCCAAGCCTAGATTGTACGCCCCCAACGCTGCCAGGTCCCACGGAACAGAACCCCACGCATGCGGCTCAGACAAATACTCAACAGGACGACTGCCAATACTCAACGCCTTAGTGGCAGCAGCAAAACAACTAGCCCACTCACCTGTCCTGTAGTAATGCTGCGCCAGATCGACCCACGGCTCCCGCCGATCAGGACATTCCCCACACGCCCGCAACAGCCAACGCTCACGCTCCTCAGGAACAAGCTCCGCCAGGAAACGCATAGACCTAGCCCTCTCCGGAGCCCACGTAGCCCTAGGCAGCCCCAGGTGCCTCAGAAACTCCGTTACGGCCTCTTCCCGCCTGCCGTAGTAGTACAACTCACGGGCATAGTAGAAAGCGTTACGGTCATCGTCAGGATCCTCCGCAACAGCCAGCTCCAACAACGGCAAATACTGTCCCCGCGACTTAGACGAATCAGGATGATGGTGGATCTCCATATCCACAACACCCTGCCGCTCCACAATCCCTTCAGGCACCAGCACCTCATGCACAGGATGCTTCCAACGGTAGCCATGACGCGCATGAATCTTGTCCCCGTAATACGTCAGCCCAGGGGAACCG